GGAAATGATGCTATTAGGTATATCAATCAAAGAGAGTTTGGATATTCTTTTAATCATGCCTCTAACAGTTCTACACTTACCCCAGGAGTGGCTAGATATTCTTTACCTACAAGCACAAAGTCTTTAGACTATAGTACAGCTAGAATAAAAAAAGATACATCTCTTAGCGTAACGGGGACTAACCTTACTAACTTAAATTACTATGAATACATTGATAACGACTATGCTAATGAAGAGGATGATGTTGCAAGTACAACTCTTAATGGTTCTCACTCAGACTCTGTTACTACCCTAACTCTTACATCTACTACAGGGTTTGATGCTACAGGTTTAGTTTATATTGGTGGAGAACAAATTACATATACAGGTATTACAGGAAATGATATAACAGGTTGTACAAGAGGAGCTAATAGTACAACTGCTGCTGCACATGATAGTGGTGTAACAGTTACACAATTTGAAGGGGGAGGTGTACCAAGACAGATTATTAGAAGTCCTGATAATAATTATATTCTTTACCCATATCCTGATAAACAATATACTTTAGCATTTGATTACTATACGTTTCCCTCTGATTTATCTGCACATGGAGATACAACTACTATTCCAGATAGGTTTAAACCAGTAATAGTAGATGGAGCTACAGCTTATGTATATTTATACAGGGGGGAACAAAATCACTACCAGTTAAATTTTCAAAGATTTGAGCAAGGGATAAAAAATATGCAAAGTCTACTTATCAATAAGTATGACTATGTGAGATCTTCTATGATAACTAGGCCAGGAACTTCTGTCAACTTTACTAGTGGAGTTATTTCTTAATGGCAGATACCTCCCAAGCATTACCAGCAGCATTTAACTGTGAGGGTGGGCTTGTTTTGAATAGGTCCACTTTTCTTATGCAGCCAGGTGAAGCTCTTGTATTAGAAAATTTTGAGCCTGACGTTGAGGGTGGATACAGAAGAATAAATGGATTCCGTAAATTTGTTTACCCCATAGTTCCTCAAACCTCTGCCTCTAGTGAGAAAGTATTAATGGTTGCTAACTTTGCTAATAAAGTTTTAGCAGCTAGAGGAGAAAAGATATTTTCTGCTGCATCTACAGAGTTGGCTATTACGATAGTATCTACAACAAGTATGACAGGCTCTGGCACAATTAGTGTTGATTCTACTGCAGGTTTTGCATCTAGTGGTACTGTTCAAATAAACGATGAAAAATTTACTTATACAGCAGTTACAAGCACATCTTTTACAGGAGTAACAAGAGCTACATCTAGCACCACTGCAGCTACACATCTTTTTGATTCTACTGTTTCTCCTGCATCTTGGACAGAAATAGATTCAAGTAGAACTAGTGCTAGTAAATATTCTTTTGAAAGATATAATTTTGATGGTAATGATAAGATAATATTTGTAGATGGTGCTAATGCTCCAGTAATATTTAATACTTCTTTAAGTGCGACTGATGTAAGTGATAGTTCTGTGGCTGGTTCAAAATTTATTGCTGCATTTAGAAATCATATGTTTTATGCTGGTAAGTCTTCAACCCCACAGACATTAGTATTTAGTGAACCTTTTGATGAAGATGGTTTTGTATCATCAGATGGTGCGGGTAGTATTAATGTAGATGACACTATCGTAGGACTAAAAGTATTTCGTAGTAATTTATTTATATTTTGTGAAAACAGGATATTTAAACTTACAGGTTCCTCTTCATCTAACTTTGTAATAGAACCTGTTACTAGAAATATTGGTTGTGTTAATGGAGACACAATACAGGAATTTGCAGGTGATTTGATCTTTCTTGGTCCTGATGGTTTGAGAACTGTTGCAGGTACAGCTAGGATTGGTGATGTTGAACTTGGTACTATTTCTAAAAATGTACAGTCTTTGTTTGATAAAAATATAAAAGACTCTTCACTTTTTGAAAGCGTTGTTATACCTGACAAAACACAATATAGAATATTTTTTACTAAGGATACTGTTTCTGATAGCTTGACACGAGGTGTTATTTGTGTTATGCGTGGGGATAGGTTTGAGTTTTCAGAAACTCTTGGTGTAAGACCTTCAGCCACAGATACTTTTGTTGAAACAGGAGATGTAATAGTTTTACATGGATCTTTTGATGGTTTTGTACATAGGCAAGAAAAGGGTAATACTTTTAATGAAACAGTTATATTTGGTAGATATAGAAGTCCTGACCTAAGTTTTGGTGATTCTGGTATAAGAAAACATATGCAAAGAGTTATTCTTAATTTTAAACCAGAAGCATCTATTGACGCTGATTTATTTTTAAGGTATGATAACGAAGCTGTTGATTCAGCAAGACCTGCTGCATATGCATTAGATACATCTAAGATTGCTGCACAATATGGTTCTGCTACATATAGTACATCTTCTTCAGCAACACAGTTTGTTTATGGAGGAGGAACACAACCTTTATTAAGACAGTCTGTAGAAGGATCAGGATTTACTGTTGCATTAAAAGTTGATGATGGTGGTGAAACAGCACCGTATTCACTAAAAGGATTTCAATTGGAATATCAATTAGGAGCTAGACGTTAATGGGAGCTACATACACAAGACAGTCCTCGTATACAGATGGTGATATTATTCAAGCATCTGATACCAATAATGAGTTTGATCAGCTTCTTGCTGCTTTCGCTTCTGGTACAGGACACACTCATGATGGGACTACTGGTGAAGGTGGACCCGTAACAAAACTTTTAGGCACATCTATTACAGTAGGAGATGGAACAACAGGCACAGATATTACTGTTACTTTTGATGGTGAAACTAATGATGGTACACTAAAATGGATGGAGGATGAAGACTACTTTGAGTTCTCTGATGATATACTTGTAGCATCTACAGAAAAAGTACAGTTTCGTGATACAGCTATCTTTATCAACTCTAGTACAGATGGACAGCTTGATATTGATGCGGATACAGAGATAGAGATTACTGCACCCACCGTAGATATTAATGCATCCACTGCAGTTACAATTAGCAACGATCTTAAATTAGACAGTGATGCTGCCATATTAGGTTTTGGTTCTGATAATGATGTTACACTTACGCACGTAGCTGATACAGGATTACTGTTAAATAGCACTATGGCTTTACAGTTTAACGATGCATCACAGTTTATTAATGCACCTAGCGCTACTGTATTAGACATCAATGCTACAGATGAGATTGAACTTAACGCAACACTGATAGATATAAATGGTAATTTAGATGTATCGGGTACATTTACTGTTGCAGGTTCTCTTATCAATGGCAGCACAGACATTACACTAGACTCTTCTGGTGATATTATACTAGATGCAGATGGTGGAGATGTATTTGTAAAAGACGCAGGGACAACGTATGGTTCTCTTACAAATAGTTCTGGCAATCTTGTTATTAAGTCAGGTACGACAACAGCATTAACATTTAGTGGTGCTAATGCTACCCTAGCAGGAGATCTTACTATTAGTGGTGATGATCTTACTATGGCTACTAATACATCTGGTCACTTGTTGATTGCAGATGGTACAAATTTTAATCCTACTGCTGTAGGTGATCTATCTGAGATTAGTACAGTAGCAAACGATGATGTGTTTCTTGCTGTAGATACCTCTGGAGGTGGACTTAAAAAGATTACACGTAGCACCATAGTTTCTGGTCTTGCTGTATCTGGTGCTGCTATATCAAACGTAGTAGAAGATACCACACCACAACTAGGTGGCGATCTAGATATGAACGGTCAAGATATTGTTACTACATCAAATGCTGATATTGATTTAGCCCCTAATGGTACAGGTAAAGTTGTAGTTAAAGGTAATAGTAACCCTGGCACTGTTGTATTTAATTGTGAAGCAAACTCTCACGGTCAAACAGTAAAAGCACAACCACACTCAGCTTCTGTTACAAACGTTCTAACTTTACCTCCAGGTGGTGATCAAGAGATTGTAGGAACTACAGCTACACAAACACTTACAAATAAAACTATGGGTGCTACTAGTTTTGGTGATAACAATATTACTAACGTAGGTGATATTGCTCTTGACTCAATTAGTGCAGATGGAACAGACATTAATATAGCAGTGTCAGATAACTCAGCAACTGCATTTACAATTAAACAAGGCTCAGATAATTATTTTGTAGTTGACACAGGCAACAGCAGTGAGTCAATAGCTATTGGAACAGGTATATCTGGTACAGCTATTACGATAGGACATAGCACATCAGAAGTAACCATAGCAGATAACTTAACGGTATCAGGTAACTTAACTGTTAGTGGTACGCAAACTGTAGTTGATACAGTTACTATGAATGCACAGAATGCTATTGTATTTGAAGGTGCAACAGCAGATGCAAATGAAACTACACTCACCATTATTGATCCTACAGCAGATCATACAATTAATTTGCCTAATCAAAGTGGTACTATTCCTGTATTAGCTGCAGTCAGCACTACACAAATTAGTTCTACACCAGAAGAGTTAAATATATTAGATGGTGTGACTTCTACAACAGCAGAACTTAATTTAGTAGATGGCTCTTCTGCAGGAACAATAGTAAATAGTAAAGCAGTAATTTATGGATCATCAGGAGAAGTAAATGCAACAACACTACAAATAGCTGGTACATCTATTACTTCTACTGCTGCAGAACTAAATATACTTGATGGTGTAACTGCTACTGCCTCAGAGTTAAACTTACTAGATGGTGATACTTCTGTTGGTGGTTCAATAACACTTGCAGATGCTGATGGGTTTGTAGTTAATGATGGTGGAACAATGAAAACTATTCCTGCCTCAGATGTAAAAACTTACGCTGCTGGTAGTGCTGCCACTAAGGGCTTTGCTATTGCTATGGCGATAGTGTTTGGATAAAAAAGGAAAAGGTAAATGGCAACTCCAAATATAATTAATGTAGCAACTATTACACCTAAAGTAGCAGTTGGTGCGATTACTACAAGTAGGGCAGATATTGTAGATGTCCCTGCAGAGAACTGTGCTAAGATCAACTCACTTATCATAGCAAACATAGATGGCACTAATGCTGCTGATGTTACAGTGGAGGTAAGTACGGACAACGGATCAAACTATGTAAAGATTGCTAGTACGGTATCTGTACCTGCTGATGCCTCACTGGTTGTTGTAGGTAAAGATAATGGTTTCTATTTAGATGAGACAGACTTGCTTGCAGTTACAGCTTCTGCAAATAGTGACTTGACATATTTAGTTAGTTACGAACTTCTAGTAGACTAAAGGTAATTAGTAATGGTCAGAAGAAACGCTGGTTTTATTGGCACTGATGGGATAAATGCACCTGATAAGGTTACAGGTGTTTCTGCATCTGCAGGTGACACACAGGCTAGTGTATCTTTTACCGCACCAACAGACGTGGGTGGATCAGCTATTACAAGTTTTATTGCTACATCTAATGATGGTATTGGTGCATCAGGTTCTTCTTCTCCTATTAGTGTTACGGGTCTCC